CGACCCAGCGAAATGACGCCGTTGACGGTGGCGCGCGAACTGATCGAGCTGGAGTTGTACAGAACGCCAGTGCCGGCCTTCGCGGCGTTGTAGCGGACGCGCTCGCGGATGCGGTCAACCTTGACGCGCAACTGCTTGGTGCCTTCGCTGGTTTCGTTGAACGGGCTCAGGTCGTAGTTGATACGGCTGATCTCGTAGACCTCGGCATAGCGCGTCAGCGAGCCGGTGTAATCCTCGGACGTGAAAGACTGCGAGGCCGGGGACACGCCTTCGACAACGCCAGTCGGCGATGCGTCGATGGCCATCGGGACGATTCGACGAAGCTGGACCGACTGCCCGGTGTTCTTGTCGATCTCGTGCTGCTGGACGAACTGGTCAAGGTAAACATGGGCGGCCGGCGTCCAAAGGAAATCCTTCAGTGCCTGATATTGCGTATTGCCGCCGGGCGAATTGGTATAGGCACGGGTTGCCATGGTGAATTACTCCAAGGTTAAGGTGGGTTCTCTGCCAGATAGGCAGCAAACGCGTCCTCTTCCGAGTCACCCGTTGCATTCCTGCGGCCTGATGCCGTGGATTGTCCGGTTCTGATTCCGACGACTGGATCACGCTTCTGCTGTTCACGACGAGCCGCGACGGCCGAAGCCTTCGGGTCCGCCTGTGCGGGAGCGGGCTGGTTGGATTTCTCCAATATCTCGGCCATTTGCTCCGCGCGCTTGAACTCCCGAATCAGCCAAGCAACGTCTGCCGGGTCGGCCCTCTGGCCCTCGGGAAACATTCGCTTGACTTGCGGCGGCTGCGCGTCGAACCACTCACCGAAAACCGGATCGTTGTCCAACTGCTGCCAATCGGGATGTTCCTTTGCCAGCGCCTGAGTCGCTTCCGCGAACTCTTTTTCTTGGCGCCATTCAGCGAGCTGCTCTGTCGCGGTCTTCAGTTGTTCGCGCAATGGATTCACAAGCTCTTCGATGGCCTGTGATTCCTCGGCAAACTCCTTCTTGTAACGCGCCCATGCGCCCTCGCTCATTCCGGCAGGCTTCGATTCCTGCCGCTTGTTGGCCTCGCTGAGTTGTCGCTCAAGCTCGGCCAGTTTCCGCTGCGTCGGGGCGAGCTGCCCCATCTGCGCTTTGTGCCTGTTGTCGAGATCGCGAATCTTCTGCTCGCGCGCCTCAAACTCTTGGCGTACACGCTCGCGCCACTCTTCCGGCAGTTCGTCAATCAAATTGCCGGGCTTCGGTGGCGCCTGCGTCTGCACCTCTGGATCGGGTTTCTCGGGCTCGGCCGCGGTTGGCTCTTGCTCGGGCTCCGGCTGCGCCTGCTCTTCCGACTGTTTCAGGAACTCAGCAAACTGGTCTTCATCGCTCAACTCGGGATTCGGTTGATTCCCTTCGGTGCTCATGCGTACCTCACAGGTCGTAATCAATTCCCTCATCAAGCTCCTCGATCTCAGCCGGGCTGAAATGCCGGACAAGTTCGATCAGTTCCTCGATGCGGACACGTTTTTCCTGCGTGCGTTCTTCCGTCTGTCGCTCGCGCAAGCCAAGCGTCAGTTCTGAAACGCGCGCAGCCGCGTAGCCCCGAATGGCGATCCACTCGGTGGATTGGCGGTTGAACTCAGTCACGCCAGAACGGGGCCGGGGTTGCGGTTGCGTTCTGCGGCTATCTCGGTGGCGTCGGCGCGTTCTTTGGCTGCCAACTTCTCAGCCTCAACGCGAGCTTTGGCGCCCATTTCCTGCTGTTTCATCGACTGATCGCCGCGAGCTTTAGCAAGCCCCGCCTGAATCTCAGCAAGCGTGATGTCTTCCTGTAGCGCCAGCGTAGCGAACGCCTGATCGCGGTTCATCATTGCAATCTCGCGCTTGGTCTGCGAATCCTGCGCGGCAATCTCCAACTTCTGGCCTGCGATCTGGTTGTCGGACTCGATCTTCTTTTCCTTCAGTGCGACTTCCTGCTCCTTAAGCGCCACCATCGGGTCAGGCTGTTGCTGCTGCATCGCCTGTTCCTTCTCGCGCGCCTCCTTCTCGGGTAGAACGATGCCGTCAGTCGAGATTTCCAACACCTCGAAATTGCGCTTCAAGAGCTGGTAGTTATCGACGTAAGGCGCAAACTGCGGCGCGGCGACCATCATCGTTGCCGCCTGTAGCCGCTGCGTCTGCAAATCCTTGACCAGCAAGCCATTGACTCGCGAAACCCATTTCAGATCGGCGCCCACTTCCTTTGGATCGCCATAGGTCAGGTTCCATTCGATCATTCGCTCGCCGAGCGGACAAAGCACATTGTCATCCGTGCCCATCGCCATGCGCTTCTGGAAAATGTTGTTCGTGTTCATCCGAACCGCCTGACCTTGGGCGGTTTCCTCGGACTGTTTGCCCTGCGCAATCAGCGGCAGGTTAATGATCTCGTCAGCCAGCATCATTGCCTTGTCGAGCAGCGCCATGAATTGCGCGGCGTTATTCGGCGTGACGATTTCCTTGATGATGTCGTTAAGCGCCTGCTCTTTGGACTCGACGAGCCAGACCTTCGGCCCCTTGGTGCGAGCTTTGCCATCTGCTGGCGTGCAGGCGCCCTTGCGCATGAATATCTGCGGGCCGCTGGACATTGCCGCATTGTGCAAACCCATCTGCCAACTGGCCTGAATCGCCCGGTCAATCGACCGCAGCAGATACGGAATGCCGCCGCCCGCGAACGTGTCATCAATGCGATGGCAGGTATCGACGTAGTACGGCAGCCGCGAATCATTCTCCAGAGGCGACTCTTTGAACTTCAGCAACTCGCCCTGACAGAACGAGATTTCGACCATCGGAAGCGGTGAGCCGTCATCCTCCCACTGAAACGGGATCGGCTCGCCCATCTCGTCTTTGCCAGATGACAGGCATCCGCAGCGCATGATCGTGCGCTCGCTGCCATCTTCTGTCGTCTCGGTGATTTCCTCGTCCCACTTGTGGCGAACCGGGCCGGAATACTCCAGGAAGACGTAGCACTCGCGCAGGTTCTCACTGAGCCCAAGCGCGCTGTTCTTCATCGCGTAAGTCGCGAGGATCGGGCTGCTCGCAATATCGACCGGCTTGGACTTGAGCAGGCGCCTGATCGCAGCCTTGTCGTATCCAGGCATCAGCGACAGGCGGCGAACGTCCGTTTCCGTCAGCAGGCGAATTCTGAAAGCCTTCTCGGCCTCGTCAATCGTCGGCGCCAAATCAGCGACGAAATGCCACGGGTCGATATACTCGATTTCTGGCCGCGGTTCCTCGGTGATCTCGGTCATGGCAATCAGCGCCAAGCCTTGATCCCCCTCGGCAATCGCGCCTTTGTGCGTCCGCTTCTTGCGAACGCCCATCGACGGACCCTTGAGCACACCCCATCCGATGCGACTGGAATCCTCCAGCATCCGGCGACACTTGGGATCGAAACGTGTTTCGTGGAACTGCGACGAGATCAGCTTGCGCATGTTCTCGGCGCGCGTCTTGCTCACTTCCGCGACCTGTTCCTTGGTTAGCGGCGGGTCTTGCAGAACGTCCTGTTCGGGAATATGCGGCACGTCATCGGGCTGCACTTCCCACGGGTTGTCATTGTGCGGAAACAGCATGTCCGCGCGCCGAGCTGCAGTGATAATCGTCCGACTGAACGTAATCGCCAGCGTCGGCGCCTCACGATCCGCATTCGCGCCATCGGCCGCGCGGTCCTTTGTGTTGGACGCGATGGAACTGCTGTCGTGATACCGCTTCTCGTCGTCAGCCATGCGCCGATGAATTGGCGCCCACAGCTTGACGAGATTATCAAAGTCGGCCTGTAAGTCGTTGACGACAAACGTCGCCCGCTTGGCTTCGATAGCCTCGCGCTCAAGGTCGGCCGCGATGGCGACCGGATCAGGCATCGTCATCGCGGCCAGTTGCTGCACGGTTAGGAAACCGTCGCGCTGAACGGGGTCACTTCAGTGCCGCCCGCGCTTGAGTAGTACATGACATGCCACGTATTGGCGGCGATGTCGGTCAGTTCCACAACGGCGCCCTTAATGCCGCCCGTGGTATTGCTGGCGCCCGTGTAGAACGTGATCGTGTCTGAGTCGGCAGCCGTGGCGTAAGCGGTCACGCCATCGGTCGCGTTGTCCGTCTCGAAAATCGCGAGGCCGGTCATGATGTCGTCACCAACGACCTTGATCGTGCCGCTTGCCGTGAACGTGGTTCCGACCACGAATCGGTAAAAGTTGCCGCTGCCAGTCGCCGCAGGCAGCGTCACGGCAATACCAGCCGCCCGATTCAGCGTCACCGTGCGCTGCGCATGCAGTGCAGCAGTGACAGTGAGCGTCGATGCGGTGCAGTCGATCACTGCTGGCTCAAGCAAGGTAGCCCGCGCCTCAACCGCCACCAGATCAGCATTGACCAGCGTCAACACCCGCTGCAATGCGTCGCGGGCGAATCCTGAAAACGTGTTGTTGAGGTTCCGAACAATTTGCGCAGCGGTCAAAGTTGCCATTTCGTTGCTCCATCAGTTGCGCTGACTCGCGCTGGGTTACAGTCCGAAATCATCGGACGGGATGTGTTGGGGGCGCTCGATCACTTGAACCCTGGCGCGATCCAATCCAGATCGAACCAAGTAGCGAAGTGCGTCCATGCAATGATCGCCAGCCTTAACCACCTTGCCCTTCTCATCGCGCCGGTACAGACGCAATTCCTCAATCGTTCGCTGGCACGTCCTGAATATCTTCAGGCGCCCGGTCGTGAATCGGTCGTAGACCTCAAACAAGCCAGCCTCGACAGACTTGTCGGCGCCGATAATGTCGATGCCTTCGCGCTGGTACAGGTCAATCGTGCTATCGCCATCACGACCAGCGCCGGACAGATCGCCGACACCTGGAATCCACTTGCCTCGCGCTCGTATCGCCGACGCATTCATCGCGATCTCAGAGCCGCGCTGGAAATGCTCGGCGTAGATGTAGAGCACATCATTCTCGCGATCAATCGCGCCCCACAGAACCGCAGTGCCGCCGTCATCCTTGGCGATTGATCCATAGCCAAAGTCAGCGCCGAAGCATTTTGGGAACCACTTCGGCAGGAAGAACGGATCGACAACTACGTCAGCTTCAGCCACCGGGTAAATCTTCCCTGATCCAATGCTCGGGACACCATTGATGCGCGCCTCTCGCTCATGCGGGAGGAAGTTCGTCGGGTCTGGCGTCTGGTGCGGAACATCGCGCACGGTGCAGAACACGCACGCATTGCTCGATGCGTCGTATTCGGCCTGGTTGAAATTCGGGATAAACTGCGGAACGAATCGCTGAACTACATCGGTCACGCCGTCGAATGGCGTGTAGGTCATGAACAGCGTGCCGTCTGCGGTATCGCCGCGGAATCGACCGACCGCGGACGAAACAATGTCGCCGTCGGGCTCCTCGTCTAGCCAAATCCCGTCAACGTCCGAGGATTCAAACTTGGCGCGACCGCTTGCATACGGTTTCGATGTGACTTGCGACCACCCACCCGACACATGCTTGACCAGTCCATAGTCGAGCGTGTCAGCGGGGTTTGTGTAGAACTTCGACTTGCCGATCAGCGCAGCCGGAATCAGCCCGGTTCCCCACTTCTCGCGCGGACCCCATAGCTTCTTCTGTACGGAGTCGCGGAACGTCTCCAGCGAGTTGGCGCCAATCCACCATGACACCGGCTTCTTGAATCGCTTGCCCTGCCACCAGTGCTGATACAGGCCAGTCAGGTGGCAAACAGTCTCGTAGCCGCCCGCGCCCTCAGTCTTGCCGGTGCCAGTGCCGCCGAGGAACAATCGTGCCTGTTTCTTCGGCCCAAGCGCGAAGAACTCCAGATGTTTCGGGTAAAGCTCACGCCGAAGCGGGCCTTTGTCCGGGAACATCAGATGGAACTTGTTCTGCGCCTCCCACGCCAACAACGCCCTAAACGCCTTCGCAAACTCCTTCTGCTTATCCAACGGCAGCCGCGACAGAATCGCCGCCTGCTCACTCGCCGGCAGGCTGCGCAGTGTTGCGATGTCCACCTTTAGGCGGCGATCTCAAGCAAAGTGAGCGTGTACAGGTAATCAAGCCAGTCTTGCATATCGCTGCAACCGCGGATGGTTTGGGCGATTGCGCATTGGATTGGGGTGGGCATTACTTGCTCGCCAACAACCCAAGGATTTCATCAAGCTGCGTCGTCGCCTTCGCAACGTCGGGGAGGTGAGCGGTCATATCAACCTCGGTGCGCTGCGTGCCGTAGCGCTTGGGGTCCCAGCAAGCGAGGAGCTTCGCCCGAGTATCAACCCGCAACTTGCGATGCCCGAGCATGTCCTCAGTCGTTTCCGTGATCTTGTCGCCCTCGACCTTGCGAATTACGCCCTGTTCCTGCGTGTCGGCGATGTGCAGCATGTCGTAGGCGATTTCATCGAAGCCTGCGGCTCTCGCGCGCGCGACCCTTTCGGAAAATGCAGTGTCAGCCTGTTCCCAATCCCAGACAGTAACGACACCAGGCATATGCTCATCGCGACAGATGCGCGCCAATGGCTCACCATTTGCCAGTCGCTCACAAATCTCCGTCGCAACTTCAGCGGTGAACTTACTCGGCCTGCCACGCTTCGCAGGCTCGCCCTTCTGCTTGCTCACAGCGGCGCCGGCTCCATGCCATTCACCGTCACCGTCACAACCGCCCGCCCATAGTTCCGCGCAAACTCCAGCACGCGATGCGCAAGCGTCCCCACCGACGGCTCCGTGATCTCGCCGCGCAAGACGGACTCGACGTTCTCGATTGCCATTTCTGCGGGGGTCATCGGTTCAGGCCCGGACCAAGTGCGAGCCAGACCGATACAGCCGCAGCCGTAATGTCCTTGCGAACGCCGTAGCACTTCCCGCCCTCAAGTTTCAGGTGGGTAACGCTGGCGGTCAGCTTCTGCGGAGTGCCGGTCACGTCATTGGCCTCGCGCCATACGCCGCCGACACGCGCGTAAATGTCTACTTCTTCGGTTGTCGCGAGATCGCACGACAGAATCCCGAACTCGTAGGCGGAAAGGTCGGCGAGCGCGCAAACGATGGGCGGCCCCGCGCTTCCGATTGCGGCGGTCTGCGCAACTGTGATTGGAATGTCTGCCATATCCCTTCCTAAGCCGTGATGCTGATGTCGTCGAGCGTTCCGCCCGTGAATAATCCAGCGCCAGCGCTGATTACGACGGTATCCCACTCAGCGGACGCAATGGCGGAGATGTTCAGCGACCCCACAAGATCGTTACTGTAGAGCTGCTGAACCTCGACCCCGTTGCGGTATGCGTAGATGTTGAGAGTCCCGCCCAGCGGGTTTGTAACCGTGACGCTGATGGACACAGCCCCGCCAGATCGCAGCACGCCGCTCGTCACAAGCGTTTGTTTCAGCGTGCCGGCATTGCCCGTGTTCGTTGCGACGCCGCCCGCAATCGTCCAGGCCGAGCCCGTAATCGTCCAACCAGTGCCAGACGCAAACCCGCCATTAGTGACCAGTTGCGCACGCTCGTAGCCGCTTGAGCCGCCCGCTAGGCCGCTGACTACGGAACCGGCTAGGCTCATTTCTTGAACACCCCGACCGCATTCAGCAGGTCAACAATGGCCTTGACGTACCCAATCACGACGACCACGCCGCCTGCGTTCGGGTAGTTCTCGCCGAACCAGTTCAGCAGGCCGGTCAACTTGATCGCGCCCGGTACGCCGCGCTGCGTCTGTTCGATCTCGACCACTTTCATCAAAACGGCGAACGCCGCAGCCGGATCAATCGACTTCGCAACATCCGCCGCCCACGATGCGACGGCCAGTGCTTTGCCGCCGAGGTTCCACTTTGCGAGCATGCCCATTACTTTTCCCCGTTGTGCTTTGTGATGCAGTCCGCCAGCGCCGCATGCTTTTCCTTGCATGCCTCGGCCTCAGCCCGCGCGACTAGCGCCAGCTCGCCTGCCTGATTCGCGCTCAGCGGGTCAGGCACGAACCACCGCGATACTTCGCACGCAGTCAGTGCCTGCGGTGCGCAAACGACCTGTGTGCGTACCTGCTGCGTCTCATGGCGCTTCGCCGAAAGCAGCGTGCAGCCTGTCGCGCATATCGTCAGAAACGGCGCCAAGGCCAGCAGGGCAATCGCCTTT